CTGGACTCAAAACCACCCGTCGTCCGTTTCCGGATAACACCCGTAGGCCCGAGAGGTATTAACTCGGTTTGCCTGCGATTACTCGCTAGCAGCACAAACTCACAAAGTCCAAATTAATGTCCATTGTTCCAGGGGATGCACTGCTATTTCGCGTGTTTTTAAACGCGCGGATGTTGTCAAGTATTACGTTCACTTGACTGCCGTCACCCGGGGGTAACGTCAAATCGAGAGGGGCCACCTCTCTCAAAACACCCTCATGCTTGATCTTTTCGATGAAGCATCGGACATAACACGATGGAATCAATTCGGCATCCATTCTTGGTCTCCGCTTGCGGACAGAGTTCAAAGACTTTGCGTTAGGTATAACCGTAGGTTTATACTTAGGTTTCCTTTCGGACCCCCTTTCAATTCCCGCGTCCCTCACGCGCTCAATCTCTTCTCTCATTGCGTTGTGTTCCTCATCCCTACTAAGGGAATAATTTTCAGGCCGAGGTGCCATACTAATCACTCCCTGTTTGGTCGGTCCAACACGATCGGGCAAGCTGGTGATAGCCTTTCTAATAACCTTGTCTTTACGGCAGATGGAGACAAGCGGATAGGGGATTTCTGACAGATGCTTGTCAGCCTGTTTGGCCAACGTCCTCGCATTACGACGTACTATCTTCCTAAAGGTCTTACCATCCGGGCTGGCCTGGGCTGCGAAACCCAAGACATCCTCTACACCAGCATCCATCCACATTGACGCTGCGTTAAACTTCCTCTGCCTACAGCCATACTCAAAGAGGGTAGAATTTATCTCGCCAAACTGGTCAGAGACCAGCGTCTTTTCTTTGTTGACGATTAGTCCCACCTGGCATCCCTGAGTGACTATCTCACCGCGAAGATTAGTGGTTTTGCGCACCTCACGCGTTAGCAGGTCATCGCCATTAACCAAAAGACGATGCCCACTCCATTCCTTAAAACTAATCTCCTTCCTTATTAACATAGCTGTGAGCGCCATATCAACTACGGTCTTGTTGATGATGCACAAAAGCGGAAAAGACATAACAGAGCCCATGGGCTGCCCTGTAAAAGTCTCTCTCCCATCAAGACGGAGGTTTGCAAGCACTTGCAATGCCTGGTGTTCTTCATCCGTAATGTGGTCAGCCATTTCCTCCAGAACCTCAACTGCAACTCTGACGTAAGCCGACTTTATATTGTCAGTAGCCGACGAGTAATCAAAACTCAGTAGAGAAGCGCCTTCAAGGCTCTGGACGTGCTTATCGGTTGGGTCTCCAACAAGCAACCACCCTCTCTTTTTCAACATGTCATATAAGGAGTAATGTAACGGGGCCAAGCGTCGTGTATTTTCAGCAGAGTAAAGGGTAACAACCCTGGGTTTGCCTGAAGAAAACACTAACTCGGTGCGACACTCGCTGTCGAAACTTTCCCGATTCCAATTACCTCCTTCTTTCCTTGTGTAACGCCGGGTAGCGTGACCGTTCGGAATAAAAGGAGCACGTCGTCGATCCCATCCCTTCTCGATATTTGCACGCATCGCGATTCTGAATCGCTCGAGATGCTCACTATCGACAGCAACTGGGTGAAATCTAGCCTCTTTCCACTGGCTCAGCTTCTCTTCAAAAAGAGGCAAACAGACCTTGCAGCAAGATTTCTCAATCTTCTGAATGGTCTTGAAGCTGAGTTCCCAAATGATAGATAACTCATCCGAGAAACATTGTCGCACGGCAGCGCGGAGCTGCCCGCATATTATATGCTGGGGCGGTTCTTTTCCGCTACGAGGTACGCCCATCTCCTCGTAGAATTCCACTAGTTTTTTACATCTCTTATATAGACGTCGGCTCTCAGAGCAACCGTCCTCGACTTCGTCGCAAAGCACCGTATACGGGTTAGCTTCGTCGTCTCGGGCCACTCCCTGAGCCATTTCACTCACTAGTTCCTCTACTTTGTCAACTACACCTTCTTTAAGGCTATAGTCTTCGAAATCGCATTCCTCCGGACCCAGACGTGCAATAGTCTGTTCCAGCACAAACTCGGCGTCGTACGAAGCTCTCTTGGACAAGAGATCCTCCCTAAACCGATGCGCGTTTTTATAAGGAAAGTTTCGATAACTTACAGGCCGGAACGGAAGAGCGTTCGGAGGGGGTGCGTTCGCCGGCTGATGGTGGTTATAGAGACGGGGGTAAGCCCCCCACTCAGCCTGCCATGCCCGCTCACGGACGCAACGTCTGTCGCGACAGCACAATACCTCCCCTCCTTTCCCATCCTTCCAGTGTTCGTAACCATCATCTATTCGTTTTCCAACCGGAATGATATCGGTTGATCTGGAGAGGTCTGACCTAGCACTACCTCCCACCCACGACGCGCCGGGTAGAGAAGAACCTGAAACGCAAGGTTCACGCGACTGTCTATCGCTAAACTCCAACTGACGGCTAACGGACTGCGGAGAAGCTCCCACAAGGGGAGTCTGACTCCCCGCCGTGGACGGGCCTTCGTGTAACACCGTAGCAGTTACATCCAGTTGAATGGCAGTATTATTCTTTATACACGTGTTTGTGGCCATATCGTTGATCTTCGTGTTCGGGCTTTAACGTTCGCCCTAAAAACGGATTGATGTGATTTTCTTTCACTCCCTTTATTTTCTGCAGACGGGAAGTCTGTCTTTTCACCAGATACAAAGCTGCTGGCCAGCATAACAGGTATTTTTACCTACTCTTCGCCAATCCGACCTCCTTTACATCATCCTGCAGTCGCAAATCGATTCGCCGCTGGGTTACACCCAACCACCTACCTCTGACAAAGTCATGCGGTAGGCCAGTGCCGCCCCTGAGGGGGACTGCTTGTATCAAAATGCTGTTGAAGATTCAGCTCCAGAGGACAAACTGGATCACCAAAGCGGTATAGGGCAACC